AAATAGCAGTATTGGCAAGAAATTGGAAGATTTTCAGAAAATGACGAGAGAGTTCGAAAATTACGAAGAAGAACAAGAGGAATCAGAAGATGAAGGTGATATACATAGCTGGGAAATACACAGACAAGAGTAAAAAGGCGATAAATCACAATATAGACCGTGCTGAGAGTATTTCTAAGAGAATCTGGCGAAATGGCATGGCCGCCATCTGCCCGCATCTTAACACCAGGAACTGGAATGGGATCCTTTCGCAAGATGAGTTCTTGGAAGGCTACTTCTCTATAGTAAAGAAGTGCGATGCTGTCTTTATGATGGATAATTGGAAGAAATCTGAAGGTGCAAAGGCTGAGCACTGGCTCGCCGCCACCTATCAAATACCCATATTCTACAATATAAAAGATTTAAAAGATTGGAATCATGTAGTATGAGCGGTTTGAAGTTCTCCATAGTAGATACAGAGGATTCTATACTAGAAAAGGCCGAGGAGCTTGTAATGGGTGATCGTGGTGTAAACTACGGACATCCCATAATAGACTTCTCACGTACTGCTAAGATGTGGACTGCCTTGAAAGATGTGGAGTTTTCTGCTTCAGACGTTGCAAAGTTCATGATAGCTGTGAAACTGTCCAGAGAGACTAACAACCCTAAAAGAGATAATAGGGTAGATATCGCTGGATATGCACTAACCTTAGACATGGTGGAGGAATATGAGCAATTTTAAACTGCGTAACTTCGATCCAGAGGCTGTAATGGTACGCCCTGGTGGAATGTTTCATCTTTGGTGTTGCGATTGCAAATTAAGGCATACAGTATTTGCTGACATTGAAAATCACAAAAACAAAGAGTTTGTTGTAATAGGACTTGCAAGGGACGATGGAGCGACTAATCTTGCAAGGAAGACTGACAAGATCGTACTATATCAAAGAAAAGGAGCTGGAGATGCCAAGAAAGCGATGGAATGATGATGAAGTAGGGATGCTATTCCAATATGAGAATAGTGCCAAATCCTCATATACTATATACAATGAGATAGTAAACTCAGGATATAATCGTACCTATACCTCGGTTGCCAGGAAAATTCAGAATATGGGCCTTAGGAAGCCCAAAAGGTACAAAACTGGTAAGGAGTTGAGATTAGGGTATCTTGACATAGAAACCTCTAACCTAAAGGCTAGTATTGGTATAATGCTCTCATGGGCCATAAAGCCACGGGACAAGGGCAAGGTTAGCGGTGCAATCATAGAAAAGGAAGATATTCTTAGTGGTGTGTATGATGGGAAGCTAGTAGAGCTACTTATGGAGGAATTAAACAATTATGACCTCTTATTCACATATTACGGTACCAACTTCGATATTCCTTTTATCCGTACAAGATGTCTTGACCATGACATTCGTTTCCCTGTATATAGGGAAATTAGTCATAAAGACCTCTATTATATGGTTAGGAGTAAATTAAAGCTACATAACAATAGATTGGCTACAGTATGCCAATTTCTTGGTATAAAGGGCAAAACGCCTGTAGAACCAAGATTATGGAGAGAAGCCATGTACGGGAACGAAAAGGCCCTGAAAGAAGTTTACAAGCATAATGTAGAAGATGTAAAGATATTGGAGGAAATGCATAAGAGGATTGAATCATATTGTCCTCCTACAGTGAATCCAATATAATGCAGTCAGCATTTTACCTGGAGGGAGAGGAAAGGAGATAAAGTAATATAAGGACGGGAATGGTAAAATGTTTAAAAAGACCATAAAAGGGAAGGAATATATATTATACGAGAATTATAAGGAGTTTCGCCTTTATGAGGGTCATCCAGTTAAACACTGGAAGGAGGGTGATGAGGGCGATTGGGTAACATCGGATGACGGAAAGATATGCCAGATACTAAAAAAGGGCAAAATGAAGAAGAAACCGTACATTCGCTGTCTTATGGGTACGCATTTCTTAAAAGACGATATGTCCGGAGATCCTCCCAAGAATATATATTCCTTGTCTGGTGACGAGTATGGTGCAGATATACGGCTAAAAAGGGATAAAGCCAATCAAAAGGAGTGGATATTCGCAAAATACGTTGCTACAGGTATGGATCCAACGGATGCCTATCTCAAAGCATTCTCAGCTAATAGTAGAGAATATGCTACTATATGGTCAAAAAGACTATTAAAAACAAAAAGGGTTAAAAATATTGTGTCAAATGAAATAAAAAAGACAATGGACGATCTGGGGATAACAGAAGATTATCTTCTTGCGGCCGCTAAGGACGTGGTCGAAGAGGGCAGTAAAGATGCGGATAGAGTAAGAGCTATAAGAATGCTTATGGAAATAAGGAATATGTTCCCTAAGGAGTCCAATAAGAGCGAATCTTTAACGGTATTTCAAGGTTTTTCAAGAGATCAGCTGGAGGCACTAAAGGATGCAAAGAATGTCGGGCAGATTGAAGCCAAAATTTCCGAAGACTAAATTAGATAGATGCTTAGCTTGTGAGAAACCTTTAACGGTAAAAGATGTAAAACCTCTTTTTGGGCCAATGGCTGTTCAGGTAGCGTGGCTATGTAGACATTGTCATACTATATATGGGATAGATGATGAAATATTAGAATTAGGCAAGTTTGGTTCAACTCAAGTGGGAGTAGCATAATGCCATATAAAAGAGTAGGAAAGATAGTATACGTTAAAAAAGATGGGGAATGGAAGAAAAAAGCCACAGCGGGTAGCGTAGAGAAGGCCAAGAAGATGATGAAGCTTCTTCGTGGCATGGAGTACGGCTGGGAGCCTCGTGGCAAGAAATAATACTTTAGCTGTATACGGGACTCTTAGAACTGGATTCGGGCAAAAGGGGTTTATTAACAACTATAAACTTGTTCGCCCTAAGGGGGCATGGTTTCCTGCTATCGTAAGAGGGGACGGGAGAGTGATCGTTGAAGTTATGAAAGTCTCAAATGACGAGCTTAAAGAGCTTGATAGGTATGAGAATGTTGACAATGGGCTGTATAAGAGGGTTTCAGTACCTGTTACTCTATTCAGGAATAAAAAGACATTCAATGCATTTGTCTATGAAGGTGGTGATATAGGTGAATATGAAGAATTAACCGGAGGTGATTGGGAAGTTGAAAAGAAAAAAAACAGTAAGTAAGCATGATATAATAAGAGCTTTGAAAGCTATCCTTTCCGACATTCAAATACTTGCACAACGGGTCACTATGATGGAAAGCGTATTATTTAATTATATCGAAATGAGGAAAGACGACAAAAAGCTAATGAAATATATGGAGAAAAATGTCAAGCGTACTAAAGAAGAGACGAAAGAAGATTAAGAGACATCGTTGGAAGAAGAAACAAAAGCAAAACAGGCACAAGAAGAAAAACCGATAGACATAGCTTCTTCCAGTAAGGACGAAGTTCTATATATAGCATCTCAGAACCTCATAAACTTTGGTCAGCTATTTCTTCCTGACGACTTTAACAAGTCGAAACCAGCTCCATTTCATTATGAGGTGGGTGATGCGTTATTAAATGATAGTATTAGAAAGCTTTGTGTTGTTCTTCCTAGAGGACATACTAAGTCCACACTTGCAAAAGCCGCTCTATTATATAAATTATATTTCAATCCTGACGATAAGATAGAATTTGCCGCATGGGTGTCTGAAGAGCAGGGCCAGGCTATAGACCATCTAAAATATATTAGACATCATATTGAGTTTAATCCTTATTTGAATTATTACTTTGGTAGTATTGCAGGTAAGAAGTGGACTGAGAAAGAGATTGAAACGGTCAAGGGCGATAGAATTATAGCAAAAGGCACTAATCAGAGGCTTCGTGGTCGTGCTCAGATATCTACTCGTTATACACGTATTATTCTAGATGACTTTGAATCTGAATTAAACACGAAAACCAAGGAAAGAAGAACAGAAATTAAAGAATGGCTCATGTCTACTGTATATCCTTCGCTAGAAGAATCTAAGGGTAATGAGGGTAGTATATGGCTTTTGGGTACTATTGTTCATTTTGACTCCGCCTTGCAGGGTATTTATGAATCATATCTGGATGCCACTAGAAATAAGAGAGATTACACATGGTATACTATATTCCATAAGGCCATACAAGATGGTAAGGCTTTATGGCCATCATATTTCTCCATTGACAAATTAAAAGAGATTAGAAGAGATTATGAGAATGTTGGCCAGATTCATAAATTTAGTCAAGAGTATTTAAACGATGCCAGAGATATAGCTAATGCTCCTTTCAAAGTAGATAGAATTAACTATTACGATGGTGATTATATGTATCGAAACAAGTTTTCTTATTTGAATATAGGCGATGACTATATACCTATTTATACGTTCATAGGCGTTGATTTAGCCGCAACTGCGACTGACACATCAGATATGCAGGCAATCGTCGTTCTGGGCGTCGATAAGCATAAGAATAGATATGTTCTGGATACATTCTATGATCGAATTCCTATATATGATATGCCTAAACAGATTATGGGTATGGCTAAGACATATAACCCAAGAAGAGTTACCATAGAAACTGTAGCGGCGCAGGAGATGGTTAGGGATATGGTCACTAGATTATCCGCTAAAGATAGAAAATTGCTACCAGGTATATTTAAGGGTGCCAAGCCACCTCACGGGATTAAAAAAGAGGATAGATTATTAGCCTCATTAGGCCCAATAATAAATACAAACAAGTTATATGTTAAAAGAAATATGTCTAATGTGGTAGATGAGTTGTTTGAGTTTCCAAAGTCCAGGCATGATGATTTTATGGATGCATTGTACTATGCCAATCATTATATAGGTCATAACTATCCCAAGAGCGGTGTTGTGGATGCAGAACAATTTCAATCAAAAAAGAGAAAAACTAAGAAAAGATCGTATTCCTGGCTAACTGGAGCAAGAAAATAGGGAACTTTTTTATGTTTTAGGCATTTTATCCTTGACATTTATAATTTTTTGTTGTAAATTATGCAGAATGCCCTACGGACGTAACACTTCTGATACGGAGAGGTTAGCTCTTCTGGCCCAGCTCCAAGAGCTGTTCGGCGAGAAGCAGGGCTATCCCTATCAAAATTATTCCAATGGAATGAATTCTTTTGGTATGAATTCATTCAGTCCTACGTCTTCTCCATATTCACAAAAGAATAATTTGCTTGATAGATTAAAAGAATTTATGGGTAATTATAACAATATGCAATATAATAATGGCTCTTCCTACTGACGAAAGAGCACAGATGAATCAAGAGCTTTTCCGCAAGTGGCGTGATGCCAGAGCGGATTGGGATTCTGATGCTAGAACAGATGTTGATTTCTTTTTGGGTAACCATTTTACTAAAGATGAATCTAGTGAATTATCTTCTAGAAGTCAGGCTGACATACCTATGGATAGGATTTCTCCTGCTGTCGAAAAATTAAAAAGTGTTTTAACTGCAAGGCCTCCGATTTTTACTATTATACCTAGAGAGGATTCTGACCATCAGGTTGCCTCTACATGGAGACATATCTTAGGTTATGTATGGGATATATCCGATGGTGATCACCAGATGAAGCAGGCGATTGCAGATTATGCTGTTACAGGATTAGGATATTTATATGCTTATATAGACAGAGAAGCAGACTTTGGTAGAGGTGACGTGAAGTTTACCTATGTTGACCCGTTTAGGGTTTATGTTCCACCTTCCGCAAGAGATAGGTGGTTTTTAGATGCCGAGGGCATCATTCTTTCTACCATCTTGACAGGCGAGCAGATCGTTAACCTCTACCCTGAACTAGACAATACTATAGATGAAGAAGGTAACGAACAAGATGGTATGATAAAAGAGATTTCTGGTGTATTAGAAGAAGATTATCCTAATGCTCAGAACAGTTCTACAATGAGGACATGGGCTCCATCAGAGGCAAATAATTTAGAATGGGGTACGGCGAAGTATCAGATTCTTGAAAGGTTCTATCCGATAAAAGTTCCATTCTACAGGATACTAGATGCGAGGAATGGATCAGAGCAGGTGATGGATGAAGATTCATTCAGTACGTTCATGGAGGAGAACCCAGGACTCTTTGAAAGAGGATTCATGGAGTTCGAACAAATTTATCAGAATAGAATTGCAGTCTGCGCCTCGGTTGGAGAGATTGTACTTTATGAAGATGTTTTAAATGCAGACGTATATCCTATAGTTCCATTACCTAACATTTGGACTGGAACTCCTTATCCTAAGTCTGATGTATCCAGAGCAAGGCCGATGCAGAAACTTCTTAACAAGTTATGGTCATTAGCCCTATCTCATGCACAGGCCTCTGCGGGATTAAAACTTATTGTACCTCTTGGATCCATTGAGAATGTAGAAGATTTAGAAAGGGATTGGGCAAACCCCAATGCTGTTATTGAGGTTGATACTAGTCAGGGAGAACCTCATTATCCTGCCCCACAACCACTTGCCGGAGAGTTTTACAAGCTTATTCAACAGTCCGAGTTTTACATAGATTTTGTATTTGGCTTGCCTGAGATGATGCACGGATTCGCAGAGAAGGCACCGGAGACTGTTAGGGGTACAGAGGCTATGGTGGCACTAGGATCCGAAAGGCCGAAGTCCAAATTGAGAGATATAGAATTTAGTGTTAATAGATTGGGGAGGGTACTTTACTGTCTTTCTAAGGGGCATTATACATTTCAGAAAATATTCTCCCTCGTCCAGTCGAATAACGCACTA